TGATAAAGGGGAAGTAACTAAATCAAGAACATTTTTAACTCCACCATTTACGCCTGGAGCAGTTTTATTAGAACTACAAGATAGAATTGCTAAAGTTGAAAAAGGAGACTTTAAAACAGAAAAAGAAGCAATTATGTATATGGTTGAAATTGTAGTTGATTTTTACAAAAAACAATTTACAGCAGATGAATTTTTAGAAGGTACCAATGCGCCAGAGGTAATAGAGACTATGAAAAATCAAATTCAATTTATCTCTGATGGTTTTGTTAACGAAGAAAACGAAAGACGATTAAAAGAGTTACTAAAATAATAGGCGGCGTTGCCAATGAAATCTAACAAAATTGAACTCGTTAAAGATTTTGATTCTGACGGAAATGTACTTGATTCGGAAGTATACGTTTCGCGCATAAATACAAAATTGGAATTGGTGTATGAATGTATGGATATTTTAACTCGAATCGAAAAAGGAGATTCAGAAGTTGATGTACATACTATATCCGATTTAGTTATAAGGATATACGATAACCAATTTACAAAAAAAGAATTGCTAGACGGTTTAGATGCAGTAACTAGAAACATAGAGTTAATAGAGCAAATAACGTTTATTGCCTCTGGTCAAGGTTTCGAAGTTCAAGAAGGAAAACAAAATAATAAAATAAACAATTTGAATTCATGGGAAGACGCTAGAGATAACATGAAAAAATTTGTTAAAAAAATGATGAAGGAAGGCAAAGACATTAATAATTTAATGGATATGCCTTTCTCTTTTTTTATGGAAATTGTTCAAGACGAAAGCAAGAAAAACGTTAAGAAAACTGAAAGTATGATTGATGCCTTCATGTAATTGATTCTATCAGGAAAAGAGGTGAGATGATGGCAGAAAGAATTAAAGGGTTACAAATAGACTTATCCATGAGAGATACAGGAATTAGTAAAACTTTAGCAGGAATTAAAAGAGAATTTAAATCACTAAACTCTAGCCTAAAGTTATCAGGTAATAACTTTAAATACGGCGAAAAGAGTGCTGAATCATATAAAAGTCGAATGGGTGAATTAGATAAGGCTATAAAAATTGGAACATCTAATTTAACTGAATTAGAACAACAGTATAAAAAAGTGTCTCAAGAACAAGGCGCTAATAGTGCTAAAGCGGTTCGATTGCAAACAGAATATAATAAACAAGCTAATTCGATTAACGCTCTAAAAGATGAGTATGGAAGATTAGATCAGTATTATAAAGAGAACTTTACTTCTATGGGGCAGTTAAGTAATAAATTCAAATCAGTAAGCACTAACATGCAAGAAGTAGGTAGTAGAGCTCAAAATGTTGGACAATCTTTAACTAGTAAAATAACCAAACCTGCTTTAGCTGCTGGTGCGGCTCTTGGTGGCATTGCAATTGCAAAAGGTTGGTCGAGATTAGTTGAAATTGATACTGCAAAGGCCAAATTATCCGCATTAGGAAATAGTGCGAAAGATACTACTGAGATAATGGATAATGCGATGGCTTCAGTTAAAGGAACGTCATTCGGTATGGGCGAAGCGGCTACGACTGCAGCTAATGCTGTTGCAGCAGGAATAAAACCAGGAAAAGAGTTAACTCAATATTTAACTACAACTGGGGATGCTGCTGCCGTTGCAGGTTCTGATATGTCAGAAATGGGCCGTATATTTAACAAAGTTCAAACACAAAACAAAGCGTATAACGGAGAATTACAAGAATTATCTGACAGAGGTTTGCCTATTTACCAATGGTTAGCAAAAGAGGCTAACGTTACAGGTGAAGAAGTTACTGAAATGGCATCGAAAGGCGAAATATCAAGTAAGATGTTACAAGATGCAGTTAGAAAGAATATAGGCGGTGCTGCAAAAGAAATGGGGGCTAAATCATTTAGTGCTTCAATTCAAAATATGTGGGCTGCTGTAGGGCGTCTAGGTGCTGCATTTTTAGATGCTGGTGGCAAAGGTGGAGGTTTCTTCTCTAAACTTAAACCTTTAATGAACAACCTTACTGATACTATTGATAAAATGGGACCACAAGCAGAACAATGGGGAGTCTCATTAGGGAATGCATTCAACAAAGTTGTTGGTGGTATTAATTCCGTTATAAAGTGGTATCAAAGTTTAGACGGCGGTACGCAAAAGACATTAGGCGGAATAGTTAAATGGTTAGGAATTACATTAGTGACGATGGGCCCAGTACTAACTATATTTGGTAAATTTACAAGGATTATTGGTGGAATGTTTAGTGGTTTATCTGGATTGATAAGCTTTTTTATTAGACATAATGCAGTTGCTAAAATTTCTACAGCATCTCAAGCAATATGGAATGGTGTTACAGCCACTGCCAAAGGCATAGCTAACGGTTATAGATATGCTATCGCCGCTTTAACCACTTCACAAACAGCTCAAGCTATAAAGTCTAAAATTGCTGCAGCTGCAACAGTTGTATGGACTGGTGTTACAAAAGCAGCTACTTTAGCGACTAAAGGTTTAGGCTTAGCTATTAAGTTTATGACAGGACCAATAGGGTTAGTAATAACTGCAATCACAGCTTTAGTCGGCGGTATTATATATTTGTGGAAAACTAATAGTACTTTTAGAAATATAGTTATATCAGCTTGGAATGCTATAAAAAATACTGCTATTTCTGTATTCGGCTTTTTAAAACCTTATATCATAAATATTTGGAATGCTATAAAAAATTCTTCTATAGCAGTATGGAATACACTGAAAAAGGTAGCAACTACTACATGGAATGGTATTAAATATGCTGTTCAACATCCAATACAAGCCTTAAAATCTGTTTTAAGTACTTTGTGGAACGGTATGAAAAATGCTGCTATAAAAATATGGAACGCTCTCAAAAAAGCTGTAGTTGCAATAATTGTAGCTTATGTTAAACAGGTTAGATCTAACTTCAACTTGGTTAAGCGTATTGTTACAACTATATTCAACGCTATAAAGTCATTTTCTATTAAAGTATGGAATACTATTAAGAATGGCGTTATAAAAATTGTAAGAAGTTTAAAGAATGGTGTTACAAATGTTTTTAATTCACTTAAAAAAGGTATTTCAAACATTTTTAATGCGGTTAAAAGCTTTACCTTAAAATTGTGGACAAATGTAAAGAATGGCGTTATTTCAAGAGCTAAAGCACTATGGAACGGGGTTAGAAATACTTTTAATTCTCTCAAGAAAGGCGTTTCTGGAATTTTTAATAGTGTGAAAAGTAATGCTATAAAAGCTTGGAACGCTATTAAAGATAAACTGACTGGTATTGCTTCAAGTATATGGGGATCTATTAAGAAAACTTTTAACAAGATGAAAGACGGTCTCAAAGGTATTATTGACAAAATTAAAAGTCACATAACTGGAATGGTAGATAAAGTAAAAAGTGGACTAAACAAACTTATCGAAGGTGTTAACTGGGTAGCAGGAAAACTTGGGATGGACAAACTACCTAAAATTAAGTTACACACAGGTACTGAACACACTAACACAACTACTAATGTTGTTAAAAACGGTAAAATTGCTAGAGACACATTCGCTACTGTAGGCGATAAAGGTAAAGGTAACGGACCGGGAGGATTCCGACATGAAATGATTCGTTATCCAAATGGTAAGACTGCAATAACACCTAATAAAGATACTACAGCATTCTTACCTAAAGGTTCTTCGGTAATGAATGGTGCACAAACACATTCTATGTTGAGCGGAATGCCACAATTTTCTAAAGGAACATTATCAAATAAAAAACCAAAGAAACACAAAGAGAAAGATAACATAGTAGGAGATGTTATCGAAGGTGGAAAAGCATTAGCTGGCAAAGTAGTTGATGGTGGAAAAGCAGTTGTAGGAAAGGCATTAGAAACGGCTAGCAAGGGCAAAGACTGGTTAAAAGATAAAGTCGGCGATGTGATGGATTGGATAGAAAAACCAGGGAAATTATTAGAAAAGGTTTTAGAAGGATTTGGAGTTAATATGAACGCCTTCGGAATTGACAAAGCTGCAAGCTTACCTTTTGATATGATGAAAGGTATGTTTGGTAAATTAAAAAACGCAGCGATAGAAACCTTCAAATCATGGTTTGATGAACAAGAAGGTGGAGATGGTGGATATATTGACCTTTCAAAAGGTATTAACTTCCCATTTAGTCCTAATGGAAAAGCGCCTGGTTATCCTTTCGCAGGTCCACATATGGGTGTAGATTTAAACTATAAATATGACAAACTATATAGCGTATTGAATGGAAAAGCGACTGCTCGTTCTGGTTGGAATGGCGGATTTGGTAATATGGTTGATATAGTGAAAGGTAATTTAAAAGTTATATACGGTCATATGAGCAAGCATGCGTTTAGTGGCAGTAAAAATGTTAAACCTGGTGATTATTTAGGGGTTTCAGGTAATACGGGACGTTCTTCTGGACCGCATCTACATTTTGAAGTACAAAAAAATGGTGTGCCAATTGACCCATTAAAATGGTTGAAACAAAACGATGGTGGAGGAGGGAAATCAGGCAAATGGAGCGGTGATGTAAAAAAAGCTCTTAAACTAGCTGGTTTACCTACTACTTCGGCATATATTAACGCATGGAAGAAACAAATTCAAACCGAATCTGGAGGTAATCCTAAAGCTTTAGGTGGAACTGATGGATTAGCAGACGGTAGAGCAAAAGGTTTAGTACAGGTTAAGCCTGGGACATTCAACGCTTATAAACTACCAGGTCACGGTAATATTTGGAACGGATTAGACAACTTAATAGCAGGTATGAGATATGCTAAAGCGCGTTATGGTGTGAAAGGTATGCTATCAGCTATTGGTAAAGGTCATGGTTATGCTACTGGAGGATTTATAAATTCATCTGGTCTATACAACTTAGCCGAAGAAGGTTATGGAGAATGGATAATCCCAACTGATCCAAGTAGAGCAAGTGAAGCAATGAAATTATTAGCTTTAGCTTCTCAAGATATAGAAGGTAAAAAGAAAAACAAGCGTCCTAATCAGATGCGAACACCTTCTACAACTAGTAATAGCGATAATGAAATGCTTAACTTTATGGCTCAACAATTAGAAGCTACTCAAAGACAGGTAGAGCTGTTAACTCAATTAGTAGCTAGTAATCAGCGTCTCGAACAGAAGGAAATGGGGTTTAGTGAGCGTGATGTGAGCCATGCTCAAGGTAAAAAAGCGAAAATGATGGCGTATAACGTTGGAGGTGCTTTCTAATTTGAAAAAGGAAGTTAGATTGTTTAATGAAGATATTGATATAAAGTTAACAGATATACCAAGATTGAAATTTTTAGATTACATCGAAGATGATGTGGAAGTGAGAGCTGATACAACCGAAATCAGTGGAACTGATGGTGTGATTATGGGACCGACTACGTTCGGTCCTTTTAATTTGATACTCAATTTCTCTTTCAAAGGTATAGATACAAAGGATTTAAGGTTATATAAGCAAAAACTTAGACAGATTGTTTATCAAAGAAAACCTTATTTTATTTGGCATTCAGATGCACCAGGTAAAAAGTATGCTGTTTATTGTGATGCTAGCGAAAATGAAGATTTAACTAATTCATTTGCTACTTTCAAAATAAATTTTGTAGTTTTTAAAGGTTATTCAGAATCATTAAGAGAAACTGATAAGTTTAGTTTATCAAGTGGTGAATGGCAATTTGAAACTGGCGTGTTATCGGTAGATGAGATTAAATACAAACACAATACTACAGGATTTAAAATTTATAACGGTTCTACTGACACGATAGACCCACACATTCGACATAAATTTAGATTATTAATCAATATTGATGCACCGAAAGGTTTTGTGATAACTAACAATACAACGGGTGATGTTTTTAAATATAATAAGGCGATTAAAAAGAGTCAAAAGTTAGTATTAAACGGTGTTCATCCTACAATTGATAATAAGCGTGTGGGAGCTTATACAAATTGGCAATGGATTACGTTAGCACCAGGATTTAATGAAATAGAAATTGCAGGTGAAAATATCAATAATCCAACAACACAATGGATTTTCCCATTTATATATAGGTAGGTGAATTATTTGGATGCATTAGTTTTAAAAAACAGAAAAGGAACTTATGGTGAAATTCTGACTGATTTTGATTTCGGGTCATTTAAGTATGAATACGAGAAGAATAACGAAAGATCTATTAGTTTTACTATTTATAAAACAAGCAATAACGCTGACATTTACGACGCATTGATAAATGAAATGGTTTTAGAATGGAAAAATCAACAATATACTATTAAATCAACGGCAAGTAAATATGACGGGACTATGCTATCAAATGAAATAGTAGCTAAACATATTTTTATGGAATTTCAAAATCACTATATACCTAAAGATATCGAAAACGAAGAAATGAACAATGAAGATTCTTCGGATGATAATAAACCGACAATGACCTTACAACAATATTTAAACTTTGGGTTCACAGGTAATAAACTTGGTTTCTCATATGAAATCGTGGGTGACTTTGATAAACGTGTGCCTATAGATGATTTAGGCGATAAAAATGGAATGGAGTTCATAACAGAAGGTGCAGAATTATTTGATTATATCTATTTTGCTGATAACAAAAAGTTTTATATTTACAATCCAAAAGATTTTTATGAAATGGCTGATATTCCTATTATATACACTTATAATTCAAGCGAATCACAAGCTACTATTACAACCACTGAAGTAAAAACTTATATTCAAGGTTATGGAAAGAAAAAAACGAAAGCAGAAACTAAAAATTATAATCCAATAAAACCGCCTAAACTTAGTTATAAAGGGACTTTTATAAAAGATGGAACTTGGAGAACTGAGGAACTAGGGGCTACTTATGAAAAAACTTTTGAATGTAAATGGGGAAATGAAACGCTTGAATGGACACTAAAAAAAATGTCTAAAGGCGGAAAGTTAGATATTTATTTAGATGGCGAAAAAATAGGAAGTTATCAATGTTATAGCAAAACAGCTACGACGGAAAAAATAATTGTCGCTCAAAGGTTAGCGAAAGGAAGTCATACATTTAAAGCGGTTTTTAACGGTGGCATAAAAGGTGTTGATTATAAAAAATCTAAACCTTGCATGTATGTAGGCACAGAAAAATCTACCGTTTTAAATTTAACAGCAGTTTTAAAAGGAACAGATGTTTATCATGCATATGCTGAGTATAAATCACCGTACATCGATAGTTTTGGTTTTGCAGAAGCACCAACTATTTATGATGATTCAGCTCTAGATAAGGATGAACTGTACGAAAAGTTAAAAGCAGAACTCAATGATCAACCAACAGTAGAAGTCACTACAAATTATCTAGGTAGTGTTGATGACAAAAAATATATTAGTAATGGAGATATTAAAGAAAATAATATAGTAAGATTTATCAATAAACCATTAGGATATAATTTGGATTTAGAAGTTGTGAAATTAACTGAATCACATCCGATTTTGCAGAAACCAGTTGAAGTAGATTTCAGCAATTCACCGACTGATATTATCAAAATACAACAAAGTATAAGTAACAACATTAAAAAAATAAATAATATAGCAAAGGGCGGCTCACTTGGTGAATCGTCTTTTTCTATGCCGAAATTAGCGTCAGATTCAATAGGGAGTGTGTTAGTAGATGGATAACCCTACAGAAATTAAATATCCTTTAGATGAATACGGAGACCCTTACTATGCTGCAACACATTTTAAAGCGATTCAAAATATTGAAGATATATTAAAAGATTCTACAAATTGGATTGAATTTACACCGTTAAGTGGAAAACCTAACACTGAATTTAAAGCGGAGGGTGACAATGGATTTAACTGTTCCTACAGAGAAATAAATGTTTTAGACATTGTAAAGATAAAAAGCGTAAGAATTAATTTATCTAATATACAAAATGGTATGACAATCGCTAATCTACCAGAAAACTTTGTTTCTGAATCACAGTCTTGGCCAATTAGAACGCCAAACACTCATTTACCAGCCATCGTTTCATTACGACCTAACGGTAAATTAACACTTGTTTTCAACAAACAAGACACAGAGACATGGACAGAAACAGATTATATATATGGATCACACACATGGATAGAATAGAAAGGGTGATAGTAATATGAATTTACATTTAGATTATCCCATTGATATAGGTAGAGAATGGCGATATAAAACGATAGATAATTTCAAAATGCTAAGTAATTTTTATCAAGATATTACAAGTAACATGAAATATCATCGTACAGAAGAAAAGCACGCACACCATGCAAGACAAATTGATTACGAAAATGTAAATGTAGAGACAATTATAAAATACTTGTTCTCTAGAGTGGATAATTTAGTCATCGGTCACAATGGCGATGTAGTAAACGAAACTAAAGATAGTAGAGTAGCGGTCGATGGCACACCATTTAATGTATTATCTGACCGTTTATTTTATGATTTCACGCGTATTGAGAAAAAACTTGATGAGAATTACGAGAAGTTAAATAAAAAGATTGAACGCATTGTTAATGTGAACGATTACGGTGCAGACCCAACAGGAGAAACAAACTCTGACGAAGCATTTAAAAAAGCATTAGGTTCGGGTAATGTCCATGTTCATATGACGGCAGGAACATACAAAATTAAGAATGGTATTAAGTTACCGAGTAGAACTATTCTTTCGGGTGAAGGTAAAGGTGTTACTGTTATTAAACTTGCAGATGACGCACCGAGAGAAACATTGGCAGTCACAAATAAAGATATGGATGGTACAGCTGAATATATTGGCACAAAAGGTTATTCAGTGGACGGTAACAAAGCAAGATTTGATGAAAAGAACGTAAGTGATGGTATTCAATTCAATCATCCAGCGCCTAGCGGTGGTTCGTTATCATCTAACGTTAGATTTGCAGGCGTTAAGTATGGTTATATCGAAGATATTAAATCCATTGATGCTTTATTACATGGTTTCGATATTACCTACGCTAGTGACGATTATTATTACGGCGGTGACGGCGCAAGAGTTAATGAGGAATTAGAAAGTAAATTCATTCGTATTAATAATTGTGAATCGGTTGGTCATGGTGATGACGGTATTACAACGCATCACAGTAGATTTATCAATATCACGAATAACGTTTCGCATGATCCTAAAAATTATCACGGTAATAGTAATGGTATTGAAATTGATGACGGTTCACAAAACGTTATGGTATCAAATAACATTACGTTTAATAACCAATGTGGTATTGAAATCAAAGCTCATGAAACTTCATCTGCAGCATCTATGGTTGTGGTTGATGGACACATTTCACACAAAGACAACCGTTCATATGTAGCTAGACATATTGGTCATCATAGAGCAGCAACCGACCCTAAATCTAAAACGGCTAAAGATGTTACGCTTTCAAATATTGTCTCACTATTTCCATATAAAAACGAAGTATATCCAGGTTGGACACCTAGAGCCCTTTCAATCAGTGCTTACACAAATGTATCGGTCAATAACTTTACTGCTATTGGTGATGGTACATTTGATTCAACTAGTCCGGCTATTGCAGTTCAGTTTATGGCAGAAAATGTTCAGTTGAACAATATCAATATCAGAGGTTTCAAAAATGCAATTGCCGACATCAAAATTTACGGTGGTGCAAACAGACCGAAAAAAGTTACATTCAGTAATATTAATATTCATCATTCATCTAACAATATCGGTATTGCCGGTGGTGCAGGCGTTTATGACACTAAAATTATTGGTGCAAATTTAATCGGTAACGGTACAGGTAATGCAATTGAAATGTATAACACTACTACGACAATTATCGGTGTACAACATGAAGGCTATACAAATGGTGCAGTATTGTTTAAACAAGTTTACAAAGATGTACCGACTGCAGTACGCGGGGGATTTATGGGTGGCTCGACAGGGTCAGGCGCATTATCAAGACGTTCTGCAGTAATCGCTACAACAGGTGATTCATATGCACATTCTGATCGTTCTTGGTTATTAGGTGCAGGTATGAACTCACATGCTTGGGGTTCGCGTTCCGGTATCATCAATTCGCTTGAATCTAAAACAACACAAGGTAAATATGGTCAATTGATTTTAAATAGTCGTGGTGTATTAACAGAAGATAATTATGTTACGGTATGGGGCTATAATGCCGATAGTATTTCAAAAGCTAACACTTCAGTAGAAATACGAAGTGTTTCAGGAAATATTAAGTCAAAAGGTACAATCCAAGCTGGACAAAACTTCGGTGACTATGCAGAGTATTTTGAATCCCAATCAGGTCAAGAAATACCGAATGGTTATATCGTCACTTTAGATGGTCGATATATTCGAAAGGCAAACTCAAATGATACACCTATTGGTGTTATTTCGGGCACTGCTGGTGTGGTATTAGGTGACCAAATGTTCCATCATAAAGACAAATATTTAAAAGATGAATTTGGTGTCACACTCACACAGTTAGAGAAAAAAGAATGGCACGATGACGAAGGTAATTGGTATGAAGAAGAAATTGAAGTGCCAATACCTAATCCAGACTTTAAAGAAAATGACGAAGAAGAATATTTATCACGTGCTGAACGACCAGAATGGAATGTGGTTGGACTTGTGGGTCAAGTATTTACGCGAATCGACAACACAGTGGGTGTGAATGATTATATCAAACCCAATAAAGGGATTGGCACTAAAGATAATAACAATGGTTTCTATCGTGTGTTAGAAATCACTACACCATTTGATACTGAAAAAGGTTACGGCGTTGCCGTTTGCTTAATTAAATAATAGGAGTGATACGATGACAAACGGAATAGACAAAAAAGCGTTATTCAAACTTGCATCTGAACCTTATTTAAAGCCAATCTCTGGTTTAGGGTTTGGCTTTTATAATTTAGATGAAAATACCGCAATATTAAGGTTTCAATTATATAACGATAAGGGACCTTTACTAATCAGTAAAGAAAATTTAACTGCATATGCTTATTTTGAATCAACGAATGGTAGTGTATCAGATGTAATTGAATTAGAAATTGAAGATGAATTTCAAGGCATTGTCACGATCACGCTAGACAGTGCCTTTTTACATGCTTGCACAAACACAACGGTTACTGGTCAAGTTTATATCGGTGTGAATAATGTAGACGGTAATCCACAATACAACGAGGTTGCGGTGTTTAGAGAGTTTAAATTTGAAGTTGCAGACGCACTGATTAATAAAATTACTTCAACGACTAAAATTGAATATATTCGCATGTTTTCACAACTAAAACAACGAATCGAACAAGAAGTTAAAGATATCGAAGCAGCTATCGCTAACGGTGCCGATTATGTTGCAGAAATGAAAACAGTGTTACAACAAGGGAAAGATGCACTTAATAAGATTGTGGTTGATGGTAAAGCAGATATTAATACACTCATTACACAATCTAAATCAGATATAGATGAAACAGTTTCACAAAGTATTGAAGATATCACAACGTTATCAAATAATACGAAAACATCTATTCAAAATACTGCAGATACTGCGAATGAAAGTGTTAAAGCAACCAGTGACCAAGCTATCACACATGTTGATACAAAAGTGGCAGAGTTTAATAAAACGGTTGAAGATAATGGTTTCATTACACCAGAACAGTTAGACACTAATATTAATAATCTTAATTGGCAGAAATATAAGTTAACAAATGATGATGGTAGTTACCAGGTTATTGCAATAGGTGATAATTTAGATAACTTATACAATTTACCTGCAGGCAATTTCTATACAACATCTGTTCCAATTACTGGGGCTTCTTCTCAAGCTGGTTTTACGACTGTTGAGAAACGCGAAAATGTTGTTAGAAGAATTACGTTTAGACCATATAATTCTAAACAAATGTGGGTTAAACGTTTTTATAATGAATGGTCAGATTGGGAGAGGGTAGATAGTACATTAACTGACACAGGTTGGGTTGAATTTAACTTAATCAATGGTGCAGCTACCAACACAGAATACAGTGATAGAAATGGTTTTAAATGTGCATATAGAACAATTGTAAATGGTAGTGTTACAGAACGTTGTTTGAGAATCAACGGATCTAACATCGTTCCAGGTCAAACAATCGCAAACTTACCAAGTGGCTTTTGTAAGAATGCCCAAACTTTTCCAGTTCGTATACCAACTAAATATGCAGGTGGCTACTTAGTTATCGAACCATCAGGTAATGTTAAGTTTTATATCAATGGTGATTCTAGCGCGTGGATATCAACGGATTATGCTTATGGTGAAATGTCCTGGAAAGATTAAAAGGAGATGATTTTATGAAAACAGTTTATTTATATGATGGCACACCATTTCTTGCAAAGTTAAACAATGAAGGTGAGTATGATTATCCTAAGGAAGCATGGACTGAAACGCCGCCACCTGAAGGGATATATGAGCCTTATTATTATAACGGAAATGAATGGATTGGTGTTACACGCGAAGAGTGGTTGGAAAATCGACCGCCGCAAGCCCCTTATATACCAAGTGATGAAGAAAAAATCTTAGCACAAACACAACTTGAATTATTTTCCACACAGTTAGAAGTTAAGAATTTAACTCAAGATAATGCGAATATGATGACAGAAATATTTAAATTGAAAGAAGGTATAAATAATGAGCTATCCTAGTTACGAATCTATAAAAAGATACTATGACAAGAATTGTTATACTAATGAAGATATTGCGTTTTATACAAAATACGGTGCACTAACGCCAGAACAATACAAAGAAATAACAAATGAAGAATATCCAGAGTCACAAGATGAATAACTTGTGGCTTTTTATTATGGAAAGTAGGAGGCCCAATGTTGAATGCGAGTGAATTAACTTATTGGATTATCTTTACTGTTGTACCACTAGTAGTTACTGTAGTGGGATTGTTTTTAAAAGTAGGTAAAGATAAACGAGATAACGAAAATAGAATTACAAGAATTGAGTCAGAAGTTAGAGAACATAGGCGAGATATTTCTGACGTTAAGGAGTCAATTGAAAGACAAAGAGAAGAAACTAAAATCATTTTAGAAGTAAGCTCAAAAATTGATACTTTAACAACGCGTTTCGATAACTTTGAAAATAGGTTTTATAGCAATCAAAGTCACAACTAAGTGGCTTTTTTATTTTACTTAAATTTAGGAGGCTAACAATGGAACAAATCATAGCTTTTGCTGGTGTGATTGCAATTATCACAGGTGGCATAGTATCAGTAATCAAGAAAGCGAATTTTGTGCCAAAAAATTATTTACCTGTAGTGGCGATGGTAATTGGTGCAGTTATCGGTGGCTTATCGGTGTTCATACCTGAGTTAGTTACAGGTCTTTCATTTGGTGGCAGATTGCTCGCTGGTTTAATTAGTGGATTGATGGCGACTGGCATTTGGGAAACATTCAAAAACAGACAAGGTGTAAACACTGAAAAACTCGGTGGAGGTTCTGAGTCTAAAGCACCAACAAAATAAAATATGATGAGGCGACCTTTGGGGTCGTCTTTTTTATTTGGGAGGAGATTATTTTATGAAAAAACAAGATGCAGTGAATTGGGCAGTTAAGCAAATAGGGAAGAGTCTCACAGCAGGACAATCAAACGGGGCGCAATGTGCTACTTTTGTAATTGAGTTTTTAAAAGAACATTTTGATGTTCATCCTACTGGAAATGCTAAAGATTTTATAAATTATGATTATCCAAAAGGATTTCAAGTTATAAAAAATACTAAAGAATTTGTTCCGCAAAAAGGTGATATTTTTGTTATGAATAATGGGGAATATGGACACACTGGGATAGTTACAGGGGCGAACCAGTATTTATTTGATAGTATCGACCAAAATTGGTATAACGCATCAAATATGGGAAGTCCTGCAGCTTTTGTACAAGATCATGTTTATGATGATTTTGTCGGTGTTGTCCGTCCACCATATGATGATGTAGAAAAAGGAATTACAACAGAAGCAACAAAGATTGAAACGATTAATCAATCTATCAACTATACAATGAACCAACGTGTCGGCTCTATTGATGGCGTGGTTATCCATAACACAGCTGATAGCATTACAGCCAAAGAACAATACAACAGACTACACAATGCCTCAGTTGCTCGGTATGAGGCTGGTGTCGCTCATTACTATGGCGATAGAAAGACTATTTGGAGAGCAATAGACACATTCCGTATTGCATGGCATGTTGCGGACACTTACGGTAATGGCCATTATTTAGGTTATGAGGTTGGCGAGTCAATGAGTGCCAACAACAAAGACTTTGCGCAGAATGAGCAAGCTATATTTAAACAAGCTGGTATTGATATGTTGTACTATGGTTTAGAACCAAACAGAAAAACGGTTAAGCTACACAATCAGTTTGTACCTACAGCATGCCCACACAGAAGTATGGCATTGCATGTTGATTTCGACCCTATCATAAACGGTGCACCACCCACAGCTAAACAATTAGAAATGCAGGACTATTTCATTAAACAAATTAAGAAGTATTACAACAACCCTACATTAGACGCAGGTGTTCCTGACAACATCACTGATGGCGTTACTATTCCAACAGAGAAACAGAAAAAGAACCCTGTTAAAGCGAAAAGCAAAAGAGTCGGTGGAGGCTGGCGCAGAAATACTCACGGTATTTTATGGAAACCTGAAAAAGCAACATTTACAGCAACATCTAATATCTACACTAGATACAATGGTCCGTGGACTGGTTGGGAAATCGCAGGCAAGCTATATGCAGGTCAATCAGTTAACTATGACGAAGTATATGACTTTGACGGTTATATTTGGATTGCGTGGACGGTAAACAGTGGCGCACGTGTTTATATGCCGATAGGCTATTCAGCTGGTAACGGACAACGTGCAGGCGACGCATGGGGCAACTTTAGTTAAAATATTAGACAAAAAAATCGTTTAAATGTTATTGTTTCATAGTAATCTTTAAATAGATTATCTCATTACTCATTTCATTTTGACATATCGATAAGGATAATTATTGATACCATTTTTAACAGGCATTTAATTAGATCCCTGTTTTTTATTTATGTTAAAGTATGTAATTGACGATTATTTTTCTAACTTCGAATTTCTTAGCTAATTTATAATCGTAAATTAGTTTAATAGGAAAATAGTTGTTGGTTTGTTATAATAGTTTTGCCTTTTGTTTTCTAACTGCATAAAAAGGAAACCCTATAAATTATATACAACATTTGAGATAAGCTACTCATGGGCTTATCTCTTTTTACTTGAACATTTCTGAAATTTCTGATAATATGTTTTTGTCTCTTTCATACCCGTTATTTTGAAAGAGCAGTCCTGTTAATATTTATCATTACAATTAGGGTGAGAAAGCCCTGGAAAGCATCTCTTTTGAGGTGCTTTTTCATGTTTATTCTACAATTTTATGGATAAATAAAAAATAGAAGCGAGTATATGATTAAAGATCTCCACTACGCTTCATCTAATATATTAAATTCTTGTTAGGAAGTTGCTACTTATAATGATATAGGTAGCGACTTTCTGTATTGAATAAAAATCAAAAATTTGATAATATATTTTTGTCTCTTTCCAGTAGAGATTGACTGACATTGTAATCTAAGTATGACGATCACCTCGTTAGACACTTAAACAGGCGCTACGGCGCCTTTTTGTATTGTGAAAAAATAAAAGTTTTGCTAAAATATATTTTTGTCCTTCCGTATGAGGACATATTGTACGTATTATTGACCTTACTTTTATAGTGAGAGCAGGCACATGTCCCGTGTCTGCTCTTTTTTATGCTATAATTAAATTAGATATCATACTACACAGGGTAGGCACTTATGTGCTTGCCCTGTTTTTTTTATGTTATAGTTTATTTACATGTATAAGTCCTTTCTCAAATTTTTATATCCACCACCCACACATGTCACTGGGTGGTTAATTTAAATTTTATCTATTTTTTATTGATAAACTATTGTAAAATATAATATAAAAAGTAGGAAGATAGTTTGGACATGGATAAGAATAAAAGTTTAGCTAAAATTTATGGTGTAAAAGCAATGTATTTTTTTGTTGCTGCTTTTGCAAATATACTTACAATTATCAAAACGCAGAATTTTTCTGTCACAATGTTAGGTTTGTTTTTATACTTCGCACCAATAGCAATCGAAAATTATGCGAAAAATACATATAATCTGGTCACCGCTATTTTAAGAAGAATTGGTTATATAATACCGAGTGTTTTTATATTTTTAAATTTTTTAATCATAATTCTGGTTGTTAATTTTCCAAACTTCGATTTTATAACTAGTGAAAACTGGTATATTAG